CAACGATGATGAAATGGGGCGCGGCAATGTAAATTTAGCAAAGAATCTAGAAAATACAGTAATGTTAGCCGTTGAAGCTCCATTACTCACTAACGGGCTCTGAACTGCCACAACAACGTTTCCCAAGCTTTCCGTTGCAGATGCAAAAGTGTTCATAGCTGACCGAGGAAACCTAAAAGGGATGCGAATAGACCGCGTCGTGTTATCGTTAGGAGTTAAGAAGATGTGGTTCAGTGTAGTTCGATTTTCATATCTAACGTTATCGTTAGAGAGAGTTTTAAAAAACACTATAACAGCGCCTGCCTGCATAGGTGTACCATTAATTTGAAACACCAACTCTACATCCGTCACGAAATAGGTATAATTGGAGAAGGGCATATTCTGAATATTGTTCTGATTGCCCAGCGCCAATACATCCCATGGAACTTTCTTCTCCCAAAGAACAGTCCCAGCTCCAGCAGTAGAGGCCCAATTGATAGTGTCCCTCTTCATCAAACTAGTGAGGCCATAATCAAGATGCATTGCTTCTTCATTAATGGCATGCGATGCAAGTCCAACTTGATCCCCACCATAAAATAATGATGTGGGTACTAAGTTGTCAGTAGCAATAGTAGTCAACCCTGGTACGGATTTCTCTCCTCCCTCAAGAGGGTTGACAGCGCCTTCAGAGACAAAAATCTTCTCTTTGCACACGTTTCTACAACTTTGTGCTTTAGAAATCTCTTTATAGCTAGGGCACGAAATCCACTGCCTACCAGCTTTCTTGTAAGCTAACTTAAGCTGATCAACGAAATACAGGAAAAATTCCTCGTCCCACTGAGACGCCATGTCTATCATCTGCCTCACTGTCTGGTCTAAAGAGATGTTTCCATCTCTAGTCCAATGTAAGGCTTCCCAGAGCGTACTCTTTCGCATCGCGCCGGAGTATAAACCTCCTACAATCCGCGGTGTACACCCTAAGAAAGACAACTCCTCAAGGGTCTTGAAAGACTCACCCATCACGCCTTCCTTGTCAGCAGGTGTAAAGTCTTGACCGATCCTAGACATCAAAACTTTCAATCGCGCAGGGGTTATAATCCCAGCATTTGAAAATGAGCTGACGTTATCATCACCCAGAACCTTAAGCCTGACATGGTCATCAA